ACCACCTGTTTCTTTCATAAAGTCTACCAGTTTTTCAATATTTTCTGGTAAATCCATGTTTGGAGTTATTGGTTCTGGAGTTTCCTTTTTAATAGGAGCTTCCATTTTTTCACCAATCTCTACAACCTCTTCTTCTTTTACAGGTTCATCAATAATTTCTTCAATTACTGGTTTTTCTTCAGCAGATTCTTGTGGTGCTGTCTCAGCATTGACAATGGTGGAGTCGTTCCCTCCGCTTCCCACTGCTTCGCCATCTCCGGCTTGTTCGCCCACATCCACCTTCGTTGCTTCTGGCTCTTGAATGGCATCTGTTTCTGTTTTAGGTTTTGACAAATCTATTTTTATAGGTTTATCAATTTTTGACAATTGTTTTGGTTTAAGTAAATTAGCTTTGATTTTTAGCTTACCCACCTTTTCTTCTTTTGTTTCTGACATAATAAAATAATATAAAATTAATAATAATAAAATTGTTTAGATATTATCTAAACTTAATCCACCTTTTCCAGGCGTTTCAAAATCAGTAGGCATAGAATCGTTTTGTCTTTGACTAATTAATTTTGATTGTTGTGTTGCTTGTATTTTAGTTCGCTCATCTTTACGATCTTCAATTTCTGACTCTTTAGCGCTAACTTTTTTATTATCCATCTCTTTCAGCTTAACGTCGTAATCAAATTCTTGAGCCATCAATTGTAATTTTAATTGATTTTCTGTTTGCATCCTTTGTATTTCAAATTGAGATCTAGCTTGTTCAAGTTGAGTTTCTGTTTGAGCTACAGCCTCTGCTTTTTGAACATCATTCATAGATGCTTGTTCTGAAGCTTGCATATTAGATTGAGTCTGTGACTCCATATTTTGTTGCTGCTGCTCTTGTTCTTTTGTTTGTTTTTGTATTCTTCTGTACTTTAATACTTGATTAGCTAACGTAAGATTTTTAATCTCTCTTATATCAATAGCATCTTCTAAGAATATTTGTTGTTGCTGTAAGGCCATTTGAATATTTTGCTCTAGCATAGCTTTCTCTTCTTCTTCAGGTTCTAATTCTAAGAATACACCAAAGTCATACAAATGTAATGTATCTATTTCATGTAGTGTTGCTGTATTAAATTTACCTAAGCTTTTAACTAAAGCTGCATTTGTAAGATCAAATTGTAACATATCCGCAACTCTTAAAGAAACGTTCTCACATGTTCTAAGAGTTAAATATAAACTAGCATCTAATATATGTCTAGTTGCAGTATTGGATGCATTAGCAGCTAACTTCTGTAAACCTACTAATGTACTTTTATCTGGTGTGCTACCATCTCTAGCTTCATTAAGCCCAGTTACATCTCTTATCATTTGTAAATAATACTGATAAGTATTAATTAATGATTGTATTTTTCCGTTAGCACTTGATGTTTGTAGTTCTTGAATAGGTATCTTACCTCTGTTAGGATCACCATCTTGCGTTAAGCTTCTACCAACTATACTACCAGTTTGGAAATACATGTTTAAAGCTTCTTGTGGATTATAATTAGTTCCATTACCTAGATCAACTTCAGCTAAACCGTCAACATCTACAAACACACCATCCGGTACCATCTTTTGTATTACTTGTTGTAATTTTAACGATGTGATTTGAATCATATCCGCAAAACTAGTTGTACGATTTACTAATGAATCAATACGTCCTTGATATAAATGAGGAGCAACAATACAGTAATTCATATTTACCTTAGTAAGATCACTTGTAGGTCTTGTCATATTTTCAGACAACTTCCATTCAAGCATTTCATCAACACCCATAACCTTAGCACCACTAAACAATACCTCTATACTTCTTGATACTCTATCAAAATTATCACTTTCAGGTGGATTAAATGTGTCTTCTTTTTCTAACATCTTCTCTAAACCTGTATCTGTTTTCTTTACTTTAAATACTTGGTCTATATAAGTTTTGTATTCAAAATACAATATTTGAACTAAATCATTACTATTATTAGGTCCTCTCATCATTCCTTCTCTTCCTGGATATCTAGCTATTTTTTTTAATTGCTCAGGTGTTAGATCAGGAAATTGCTTTTTAAGATCAGCTAATGTAAGTGTTTTTATTTCACCAACATAATAAAGATCTTGAAAATTAGGATCATTAGTATATGAATAAACTAAATCAGAAGGATTTACATAATCTATAGTTACACCTTCAGCTTTATTAAAACTTGTTTTACAAGCTCCAATACCTATAATCGTAATATCTTCTGTTAATCTTTTATTTATTAAATGATATTTATTAAAATCTAATACATTGTTTATAACTTCTTCTTCAGCAATTTCTACAGATTGTTTGTAACTTAATTGCATATGTACTTCTAACTCTTCTTTTGACTGCGGTAAGTTTGCAGGATCTAAAGAGTGATAAAGATTTACTCCAATATTTTGTTCTATACTTTGTAATAATGGCTTAGCCATCATATCTTTCATTACACCATTAGCATAATTAGTTCTTTGCTTCTGAGAGAAAGGATCTTGTGCAAAAGCTTTTATGTCATAATTTTTAGATGAAATACCATTTACCACTATATCTACAAACTTAGGTATAACAGGCACTGGCTTCCAGTCTAAATTCAAATAAGATAAATCACCGTTAATAGATAATTCATCTTTATATTTTTGTACAGGTTGTTCACCTCTAGCATATAATCTTAATCTGTTGAAATTTTGATACCCATCATTCCATCGATTACTATTTACTCTTCCACCTCTAAACCATTCATATTCAATAGCTTGCGCAACTAGCAAACCATATTCCCAACTTCGCTTTTCCGCCTCAGGTACCACCTGATTAGGGAAAGAACTATTAGTACTTGTATTAATCATTCTGTTTAATTATTTGTGAATTAGAACCTTTGTTGTTGTATTTAGAAAAATTTAAATTAACCTTTTCTTTTACAACCTCAGCTACAGGTCTGTACTTATTTTTATTGCAAGCCATGATTGCAAGTCCTGAACTAATGGATGCATCATGTTTTGTTCTATTGTTTATGTCAAACGCAGCCCAGTCTTCTAAAGTTTTCTGGAAATACATCGTACCATATTGTTCGTTATTAAAACCTACAAAATCTTCAATGTAAGCTTCTATTGCAGCGGCGTGTGCTTGTTTTATATCTTCACTTGAATTAGGTATACCACCTATTTCTTTTTCAGTTATAGATAACTTATGTAATGTTTTATCAGGTCTGTTCATAGAGTAAGCTCTATAACCTCTTCTTTTAAAATGATACAAAAGTCTTGGCTTATTATTCTCTGCTAATATTGGCATACCATAAAATATACAAGCCATAAGAACATCTTCAAAAAATATGTCAGCAGTCTGAGGTCTTGCTATGTATTCTAAAAACATTAAGTTAGGTGGACAATCATCCATCGTAAACTTTGTTAAACCAGTTAAAGATCCTTTAGAACCTCTACCATCAACTGTTCCAGATATATCATAACTATCACAACCAAAAGCTCCCATGTGATCATTACCAGGATGTTTAATACCGTTTTTTATAACATAACGATTTTGTTGTTGTTGTTGTGGTATCCAAGATAATAAAAATCTTCCGTTATTGTTTGGTGCAAAAAGCACTCTACTATCTTTAATCCCATCTTCCCAGTAAAAATTACCCTGAGTTAATACTCCTGAGTGTTTTAAATCTTCGTTGTAATCTATTTGTTCGTAAATTTTAGTTAGATTAAATAAAGATTGTTTTGTTTCATCTCTGAAGGCATGCTTCTCTGTACGCGGAAATTGTCGATATAATTCATTAAGTCCATCAGGATCATCCTTAAGGCCATCTACTTCATTCTCCCAGTGTTCGATGACACCGATTTCAATCTTCTGGCCATCAACACCTTGAGTTTCTCGTTCTGGAGTGTCAAAGACAGGGTATCCATAAGTATCAATGTATCCTTCGTAATTCCATTCCATAGGTATAAACAAGCTATATAATCCTGAGCGAGTCTGTCCATTGCGGTTTCTTTTCTTGACGTTTGAATCATCGTATAATTTTTTGTAGTTTCTACCTCCTTTATCTAAAGCATTTGATGTTGATCCCATCATACACTTACCTATAACTCTACTACCTAATCTTAATGTTGTTTTTGTAACCCGCCAATTGTTTAGTATGTTTTCTGGTTTTTCCCATTTGCCAGCTTCATCATGTACAAGTAATGCAAGTTTTTCTCCATCATAGGAGTTGTCTCCTGTATTTTTCCAGTCAATAGTTGTATCCAACCCAACGATTTCTTCCATTTGTTCATTACTATCAAGTTTTTTTCTAGTGAATCTTGAAGCAGGAACTCTGTATGCAAGTTCTGTTTTTGGTCTATCCATACCATCTTGGATAGGTTTAAAAAAGAAAGGGTAGTTAACTGAGATTGGAACAATCTTGTCTGTAAACATTTTTTTAGCATCTGCTCCTGACTTTGATAAGACACCGTATCTAGCATCACTAGATATTGTGGCCAAGTTAACAGTCTCGCCTGATGCCATAAAAGAGAATCCACTCCTTCTGTTTTTAAGGTAACACATACCGTATGATCGTGTGTCGGACTTGCAAGCTTCCCAGAATATAAAGAATAATCTGTTTGCCTCCCTAAAATCTGCTTGCCCAACATCAATCTTTGACCATTGCAAATACATGTAGTGAGTACCAGTAATATAGGTAGAAACACCTTTGTTATAAAACCAGAAACCTTCGTCTCTTCTTTTAAACTCTTCATCGATGTAATCATGGAGTTTTTCTTTAAAATTTTGAGGATAAGCTTTCCAATCAAATATTGTTTTTATATTTTTAAGTTCCTTACGTGGTGGAAACTTTTCCCAATATTGATCAGCCGCTTTTTTATCTCGTTTATAAGGATTATCTTCGAGAGGTAAGGCAATAACTAAGTTTTGTATTTCGTATATTTCACCGATCTGACCAGTCTTGCTTATTACTATAATATCATATTCTTTATTATAGCCGTATTTCCATTTCTTTGACTTGTTTAACCTCTTGATTACGTGAGGTTTAATATAGTCTATTACTTTATATAATGTTTGCTTATACATTATTTAGATCGTCTTTCTGCAAATCCAGAAAAAGTCTTCTCTTCAACCTCTTCTTTTGGTACATCATTTAACATATTCTCTTCATCTTGAATTCTGTTAAGAATTTCAAATGCATCAAATATAGCTAGCTTCTTTGTAGCTGCTGCGTTCTTTAATCTATCTGCTGTAATATCGTCTCCTGAATCAACGATAGCTTCTTTAGCAACTTTGATTAATTCCTCAACTGCTTTGTGCCCAGCGAGGATTATATTCAATTTCGTTTCCTTGACGTTCATACTTTATAACAATATCATTAGATTTCATACAATATAACCTTTTGCCATCAACGACAAAGTCATATTCTCCGAATGGTGTATAACCAACCTTATCTCCTTCATTAATTCCTAGCATTTCTAAGGAGCTATTACCATATTTCAGTATACCAATAAGCTTTTGTTCTAAACCTGTATCTACTTCATTAAA